AGGTTGTGGGTCACCGTGATGGCCGTCGCCACGCCATCGCCGATGAGAACCGAGTAGCGGAGTGCTCGCCCGGCCCAGCCCGCCAACTTGAGGGGCGTCACGATGCGGGTGTCGTCGGTGCCGGTCGTGATCTCACCGGACGTGGCGACCTCGGCGATACCGGCCGTGGACTCCGTTGCAGCAGGGACGGCGACACCGAAGGCGAGCCAGGTCTGGTTGCCCGAGCCCAGCGTGAAGTTCTGCGCACTCTGGCGCCAGGTGGTGCCCGCCTGCGTCGTGCCCTCCTTGACCGTGACGACGGCGTTCTCCAGCTCGTTGGTCGTGTTGGCGTCGGCGGCCCGCACGAGGGGAGAACCCGACGCCGAGAACACGTAGATGCCTGCCTCGGCGTCCGATGTCTGGAAGTCGTCGCCCACCAGCAAGCGGTCGCCGTTGACGAGAGTGACACCATCGAACACGGCAGTGCCGGGGTTGGCGATGATGACGTTACCCGTGGTCTTGGCTCGGACAGCCGCCTTCCAGGAGAGGCCCTCGACCGCAGAGTCAACGTAGGACTTGGGCGCCGCATCACCAGCCGCCGTCGGGGCGGGCAAGTTCTTGATGGTGCTCGTCCCATCCGACGTGAGGTGGTTGGTGAACTGCATTGGAGTACTCCCTTAACTTATTACGACTGTTAACTTATTACGACTGTGCCCGTCATGGGCGTTGCGTGCGTGATCTGCACCTGATTATCCGTGATGCGGGAGACGTTTGCGAGGATCTCGTCCCCGGCGAGGTCCATGATCTCTACGCCCACGAGCCTGGCGAGGTTGTGGTTGACGACCCACGTGGTGAGGGGCGTCTCGAAACGGTAGCTGAGCGCACCGTCGCCGCCGTCGGCACCGTGCAGGGACGCCAGCCACGCCGTCGGCGAGCCCACGAAGCCATTCTGCACGGCGATCTCGTACGCCGAGAAACCACGGGGGCCGTCGGGAGGCCCCGGCGGGCCGACTAGCGAGGCCAGCCATGCGTTGAGGTCTCCCTCGAACCCAGCCTGCACGGCGAGCTGGTAGGCGCTGAGCCCCGGCACGCTCGGGCCGCCGCCTCCACCGCCGATGACTACCGGCTGGTTGGCTCCGAGCCACACCGGATACTCGGCCTGGCCGTTGACGAAGGCGACCCATCCGGTCTGCCCTGCGACGGCGGGGATGGCAGCGATGCCGTGCAGCGGGACAGTGACATCCTGCCAGACTTGCGGGACTCGGACTCGGGCGGGGTTGCCGGAGGAGTCAACGACGAAGGCGGGGTAGAGGCCGCCGTAGCTAACCATGCCGCTGGAAGGTGGAGAAGATCATGAGTGACATATCCCCGCCCTTCTTCTCGTCCGGGACGGTCTGGAACTCCACGGTGAACGCCAGGTCGATGGCCGGGCCGAGGTACACACGAGCGATGGCGAGCGCCTTGACGGCCTGGCCGACGGCACCGTGCCCGACGGCCTTCAGCACCGGGTAGTGGCCGTCACCGATGCACTTGGTGACGGCGCTGGCCAGCTTCTTCGGATCGTTCCTGGAGCTGACACGGAACGGGTCCCGATCAGGCGCCACGGAGGCGGTATCAGCTTCAGGCACGGGGGCTCCTCCGACATCGTTACAGATATCAGGGGAGCATAGCCCCTATCACCCGCCGGGTCGAGACTCCCGCAGCGCAGCGAGGGCAATCTCCTCGGCGAAGGCGCCACCGACGACCCGCTCGAACATGCGCAGAGCCTCGGAGTGCTTCTCGTAGCCCTGATTGCCGGAGGTAGCGACGACGTTGCCTCCTGCCACGAGGCGCCAGTCGTACTTGCCCTCCAGGTCACCGTCTTCGTGCCGGTACACGCCCGACTGCTGCACTACATCACCCATGAGTGTCTCCTTGTTCGGCGATTTCTGCGACAGGCCCCTGGCCTGGAAGATGGTCGGCCCACCCAGCGTCCACCATCAGCTCCATGAACTCGGGCATCGGCATGATGGCCACCATCTGCTCGAAGTTAGGCCGCCCGTGCATCAGCACGGCGATGAACCCGATGTCGGCCCCAGCGTTCTGTGTCTCCTTCTCCAGCTGCCGGAGCCAGTCAGGGATGTTCCACTGCCGACCGGCCTTCACCTCGACGCACACGCCGTCCCAGCCAGCCACGTCACCCTGGTCGAGCGCACCCTGGAGGCGGCGGCGCTCCACCCGTCGCTTGAGGTACGCCTGCACGCCACGGACGAAGACGTTCTCGCCCTTGAGGCCGATGCGCTTGGACTGCTGGGGGCTGGCCACTACGCACCGCCGTAGCGGTCGCTGCGCCGGTTGGCAGGCTCCCGACCGATGCGGCGAGACAGCTCCCGGCTGACGAAGTTGCTGGCCCGGTTGACGGACTCCATCGTGGCGGTGAGGGTCTTCATCGAGCGCTTGGCCTGGGCCGCAGCCTGCCGGGCCTCGACCACCTTCTCGTCGGCGGCGGCCGTGAAGCGGCGCTCGGTGACGTTGCCCGTGGCCTGGGCCTTGGCCTGGGCCTCAGCGATCTCGATCTGAGCCTTGGCCCACAGCTCAGCACCCTCCTGCTCGGCGAGCACGCTGGCGAAGAAGCTCTCCCACACCACGTACTGCCGGAACAGCGACATGAGGAAGGAGTCACTGACCTCGGTGATGTCCTCGGGCAAGTGAGGGATGTCGAAGCCCGGGAGATCGCTACCCCACGCCCGCCACGGCTCGGCGGCGGGTGCTGGCTGAGGCCCGCTTGATGGTGAGGACGGGGGCTGCGGGGAGGGCAGCTGGGGCGATGGCGGTGAGGTCGGGCTGGGCGACCCCGGGGGGCGACTGATCATTCGTGCTCCAACATAGTGTCTGATAGGCGCATTTCTTGCACGCCGGTGTATCCATCTTACGGTCTTCGGTCCAGCTCGGGCGGCTCGGTGCGATGCCGTGCCGGAGCCCGTCGGCGACGGACTGAGCGCCCGCCAGCTGGCTGTCGATCAGCTGCTCGTTGTAGGTGAGCACGAACTCCTTGACCTTCTGCGTCGGCTTCCACTCGTAGATGAAGACGATCTCGTTGATCTTCGGCATGATCTGGTGGCCGATCAACAGGTTCCAGGCCATGGCCATCCGCAGATAGAGCATGCCCTGTCGGATGTGGGCGGCGAAGGGGCGCTTGATCCTCCACCACATCTGATCCAAGTTGATCTCGCCCTTGAGGAAGGAGTCATACAGCGAGCTGTTCATGACCCGCACGGTGCCGAGCCCGATGCTCTTCACCTCCAACAGGCGTGGCTTGTCCGGGAGGATGAGCACGCCGTCGGTGTGGCCGATGAGGGCGTGGCTCGGCAGCGAGAGCGGCGCCTCCTTGTAGACCCAGGGGTCGGGGTGCCCGCATCGAGGGCACGGGCCGAGGTCGCAGCTCTGCGCCCACGTGTAGGTCTCACACCGGAAGCACTTCCACTTGCCCCAGAGGATCCCCATCTCCTTCAGCCAGAGCTGCCACTTGGCGTGGATGTCGTGGCCCTCCTCGAAGATCCGCAGGGTCTGGAAGCCGAAGTCCTCGGCGACCGCCAGGTGGGGCACGGCGATGGAGAAGTAGTCCTTCCTCGGGCACCAGCGGTTCTTGCTGATCTCGCTCGGGTGGAGCTGAGTCATGTCCCGGTCGCCGTCGTCCGGGCGCTGGAGCACGTGGCGCTCGATCGCACCGAGGACGACGGTGTTGTCCTTGTGCGTCTGGGCGTACGTGGTCAGCGCCTTGGCCGACGGCGAGCCGGTCATGGTCAGAAGCCGTGCGTGAGGTTGCAGTTGCAGCCAGCGTGACGGCAGCCGTCCTCGCCGTGCGCACCCCTCAGAGCGCCGTGCTCGGTGCGGGCGTGGGCGCACACCGAGCAGGGGGCGTCCTCGTTCTGTGGCAAGCCGTCGGGGCCGGGCAGCGGTGCCTCGTACTGCCCAGGAGCATTGGGAGTGTCCGAGCCGACGTAGAGCACGCTGAGGCCGAGCACCTCGATGGCGTCTCCATGGAGGGTCTCGAACCGCTCGGAGAACTCCCGCAGGGCAGCGAGCACGTTGACGGACAGGTCGTCGGGGGCCACGCCGTCGGGGGCGCTGACCTTGACCTGGAAGTGGTAGTCCATGGTGTGGTACTCCAGTAGTGATAGGGGATATGGGTCAGGTCTGGAACGGCGGCTGGGCCGTGGGGTGCTTCGCCTTGGAGGCACCGAGGTCGGCCTGCACGAACATCTCCGGCGTCAGCTCGGTGTCACGCAGCGCTGCCAAGAAACGCCAGTTCTCACGAGTCCCGAAGGAGTCGTTGATGGCGTTGTGGAGGGCGTCGTTGCGCCCCTCCTCGTAGGGGTACGGACCGTCCCAACCCACGTCAGCACGCAGATGCTCCACGTCTCGAATGAAGTAGGGCCACCCCTCGGGCAGGTCGTCCATGGTGCCGAAGAGCTGGCAGACCAGCACCCAATCGTAGGCGCCGCACTCGGCCCAGAACTCGGGCGACCAGACGCCCTCTTCGAGGTGCTCATTCACCCATTGCAGCAGGACGTGGGCCGCTTCCTCACGGCCGCAGCGGACGTAGCGCACACCCGGCGGCGGCTCGTCGTCCAGGTGCGGGATGACTGCCACCTGGACGAAGGTGTTGGCCAGGCTGCGGTCGGCGTCCTCGAACACGATGTACAGGGCAGCCCCGCTCTCCGTGTTGATGCCGAGGGACAGGGGCACGATGGTGCTGCCGTCCTCCATGAACTCCGAATCCAAGAAAAAGCGCATCACATGGTCCCTTCGTAGCGGCTGATGATCTCGTGTGCCCATGCCAAAGCATCTTCTACTCGCTGACCTACGGGTTGGTGGGTCACCCACAGCTCCAGGTTCTCCGGATCGTTGTCGAGCTTGTCCCCATTCTTGTGGTGGACGTTCTCACCATCCACGAGCTGACGCCCGAGCTGCTGCTCCATGACGAGCCGGTGCTCCAGCACCCAATCATTCGGCCCACGTCGGACACGACGGTATCCGGACTGAGTGGTGGACACACCATCTCCGTGGTACGCCTTCTGTCCCTTCGGCAGCTTGCGCCAGTTCGGGTCCACAGGCGGCAGCACCCCGGCCCGCCGCTTCTGCTGGAGGTGCTTCTTGCAGAACCCCCGTCCGGCATGCCGGTTGGTGCAGTCAGGCTCGGTGCATTGCGTCACGGCGATCATTCGTGTGCCCTTTCCATCAGCTCCAGGAAGTCGTCCTCCTGGAGAATGACATACTTCTTGCCGTCACGCCCGATCTGGACGTGGAACACCGGCATGCGGTCGGCGAGGATGGCGTTGGTACGCAGCTCCTCCAGGTCCTTGACCTTGACGGTGATCTGCTTCTCGCCGTCGGTGTGCTTCATCTCCCACAGGCACTCGTCGTCCCGCAGGTCGTTCTTGTGGCGCCACTGGTTGCCGGACCCGGCGTGCAGCGTGCCGCCCCTGATCTCGGCGATGCGGGCCTCCTGCGCCCGTGAAGCGTCGAGCGGCGTCTTCGGGCGGCGCACCTAGTCCTCCAACACGAACTGGCGGACAGCAGCATCCAGCTCGGCCCGTAGCGTGAGGTCGCTGAGCACCTCCTGGTAGGCAGCGTCGCCACCGTTCCAGCGGTACTTGGCCTTGCCCTTCTCGTCCTCGGGGCCGAAGGAGTACCACGACCCGGCTCGGGTAATCACGTCATACTGCATGGCCACGGTGAGGATGTCCTTCACCGTGTCGATCGAGCCCGCCTTGTAGAGGCCGTTCCCGGCATCGTCGGTGTAGAAGTCCACCTGGGCGGTGCGCTCGGCCGGGGCCGTCTTGTTCTTGATGGTGCGGGCCTTGATGCGGAGCCCGACCTTGAACCCGCTCTCCTGGATCCACTCCAGGCGGCTGAACTCGACCCGGGTGAAGAAGGAGTAGTTCTTACCCTTGCCGCCGGGCGTGATCTTCGGCGTGCCCTGTGGGCTGAAGCCACCGATCTGGTCTCGCCACTGGTTGATGATGATGCCGAGCACCGGGCGGTCGGGCTGGGTGAGCGAGCGCTTGATGGCCTTGCCCGACTTGCGCATGAAGAGGTTGAAGAGCTTGGCGCCGGTCCCGACGGTCAGCTCATCCATCGACTTCTCCTCCTCCAGGAGGGTGGTCAGCGCCGGGTAGGAGTCGATGACCACGCAGTCGCAGGCCCTGGCGTTCAGCCACTCGGTGACAACCTGGAACGCCTCCTCCATGATGTTGGTCCGGACGATGTACACCCTCGACAGGTCCACACCGAGGCGCACGGCCCAATCGAGAACAAAGTGCTCGGCGTCGATCCAGAGCACGGTCCACGTTGGGTCCTTGGCCTGGTTGGCGGCGATGGTCTTCAGCACCATGGCCGTCTTGCCGTTCGACTCGTAGCCGATGATCTCGTTCCACTGGTTCAGTGGCCAGCCGCCGCCCAGCATGAGGTCGAAGGCGAGCACGCCGGTCGTGCAGCGCAGCACGGACTGGTCGTCAATCTCGCTGCCGAGGAAGAGCGAGCCCTCGCCCAGCTCCTTCTCGGCCTTGGCGATGAGCGCCTTCATGTCGGCGTCGGAGGCCCGCTCGATCGGCTTGCCGCCGATGGTCGCTGGCTTCTTCGCCTTCTTGGTATCGGTATCAGACATCAGGCTCCTTGGGCTCCCGCCCACGTGGCTTGGTCCCCTTGCGTGGGGATCCTTCCGGTGAATCCGCAGTCGTAGCACTGCGGAGCGGCGCCGCCGTTGAGGCTGCGGACGCCCGCCTGCACCCCGCCGTCGCCGTTGCGCTCCATGAAGTGAGGGCCGCCGCACTGCGGGCAGTGGTGTGTCCCTTGCCGGGCGGCGGCGGTACCCTGCCACGCCCCGGAGAACACGGCCTGGCGCAGCGCTTCGGGCGTCTGGATCGCCTGCTTGCTGAAGTTCTGCGTCTGCGGGGGGTATACACCCTGTTGCGGATACCCCTGGGGCGCCATCGGATAGCCCTGGGGCTGCTGCGGGTAGCCTTGCGGCTGCTGCGGTGGGTAGTTCCCCGGAGGCATGACGGCGGGGCCAGGCTGCGGGAGGTAGAACCCCTGCGGCGGCCCGAGCTGCTGCGGTGCCTGCGGCTGTTGCTGCTGGACGATGGGGGCCACCCGTCGGGCGTACCAGTCTGCGTTGCTCACTTCGCCTCCAGCCAGTTGTCGCCGATCCCAGCACTGGCGATCAGAGGGACCGGGCCGAGAGCAGGGCGGCCGTTGATGGTGACACCCTGCATGTAGTGGGTCACCATAGCACCGACCTGCTCGGCCTGGAAGGTAGGTGCCTCGACCATCACCTCATCGTGGACCGTCAGCTCCAGGTGGGCGTCGGGAGCGTACTGCCGGAGCCCGTAGTGGAGGTCGATGAGGGCCTTCTTCATGATGTTGGCGGCGAACCCCTGCACGAGGGCGTTGATGGCCTGGCGCTGGCCCGAGGCCCGCACCTTGAAGTCGTCGCTCATCAGCTCCTTGATCCGCCGACGGCGGCCGGAGCCGGGGATGACGACGTAGGGCGGCTCGCCGATGGGGTTGCGGGGGTTACCACGCCGGAGGGCGGTGAGCAGCTCCCGCTCCTTCCAGCCGGGTACGGCGCTGAAGCGCTGGAAGTAGCGCTCGATGAAGAGCCGGGCCTCGTCCACGGTGCGTCCGGTGATGGCCGCCACTCGGTACTCGCTGGCGCCATAGCCGACAGAGAAGTTGACCTGCTTGCCGACGTTGCGCTCGGCGTCACCGACTGCTTCGATCGGGAGGCCCAGCATAGATGCAGCGGCCTCGGAGTGGATGTCCATCCCGCTGGCGAAGAGCCGGATCATCTCGGGGTCGTTGGCCAGGTAGGCGATGCAGCGCAGCTCGATCTGGTCGTAGTCGGCCACGATGAGCTTGTGGCCAGGGGCGGCGGCGAACACCTCACGGAGCTGGGTGCCCTTGTCGGCGCCCTTCTTCGGCCGAGGGACCTGCTGGAGGTTCGGGCCGGAGCTGGACAGGCGGCCGGTCTCCGCACGGTGCTGGTTGAAGCTCGTGTGGATGCGGCCGTTGACCCGGGCCTCGGTGAGTGACACCACGAACGCCGACTTCAGCTTGTGCTTGGAGGTCCACTCCAGGAGCGCCTTGGCCAGCGGGTTGCTGTCGGCGTAGTGCTCCATGACGGCCTTGTTGAGCTGGGGCTCGTTGGTCTTCTCGGTGTAGGTGAGTGGCTTCAGGCCCTGGCCGCCGTCCTTCTTGTCGCCGAAGAAGTAGTGCCGGAGCTTGCTCTTCAGCGTCAGCTCAAACTGCTCGCCGCAGATCCTCCAGATGTCGATCTCCAGCATGCGGATGTCGGCGTCGAGCTGGCGGCCAATGGCCTCGATCACGCTGATATCGGTATAGACACCTGTGTGCTCCATGGCGAGCAGCACGTTGAGCAGTGCGCACTCCAGGTAGTACGCCTCCTCCAGCTCCTCGGCGACGAGCCTGGGCCGATGGCTGCACCAGTAGGTCCAGGTGAAGAACACGTCCTTGGCGAGGTACCGGGCGATGTCGTAGAGGCCCTCCTGGACCACGTACTTGCCGAGGTTGGGGTAGAACTCGTCCCGAACCTCCTTGCGACGCCCACGGATGCCGAGGATCCACTGCGTGATGAGTGGCTTCAGGCCGTAGTCGGGTCGGCTCTCGTCCAGGATGTGGGTCAGGAGGATGGTGTCCTCGAATGGACCCGGTGGCATCTCTGGGTAGTACTTGCCGACCGACATGATGTCGAACTTGATGTTGTGCCCGATGATCGTCTTGCCCGAGAAGAACAGGGGCTTGAGGATCTCGAAGGCCACGTCGGGGCGCAGCTGGCGGGGGACGGGGCCGAACGTGGCCGGGTGTGTCACACTCACCAGCTTGGGCTTGGTGAACTTCGTCCCGGTCTTGTCGTTGGCGTAGGGCCTGACCGTGGAGTGGTCGGGCACCTTCGCCACGAACTCGGGCGTGATCTTGGGGCCGTGGGGGTGGCCGATGGGTATGAGGGACACCTTGCCGTAGGTGGCGAGGCCGATCCACAGCACCTCGTTGAGGGCCGGGGTCGGGGCGATGGTCGTCTCCACGTCCAGCACGAAGGCGGGCTGGCGCATGAAGTACTCCACCACCTCCCGAAGCTCTTGCTCGGTGGTGACGAGGTGGGGAGCCACCCGGGGAAATGCCGGGTGGCTCACCTCCTCCAGAAGCGGGACGGTCATCCCGCCGACGACAGCTCCATGGCGACCTGCTGGAGGTCGCTCACCGAGGCGTACTCGATGACGCTGGCGTCGTAGCGCTGGGCAGCAGCGGCCGACACAGCCTCGGGGGTCGGCAGGATCATGCCGTACTGGCTGACGATGGTCGTGGGCTCGATGGGCCACAGCGTCGCCGCCTCACCCTGGGCCTTGGTGACGGCGTACCAGCTCTTCGTGATCGGCCCGGTCTTCGGGTCCATCGACCAGTCCCGGAGGCGGTTGAAGATCTTGGCGCCGACCTCCCAGAGCTTCACGACGACGGAGCCGTCCTCGTTGAGCAGGAGCACGTTGAACGACGAGACGGCCTGGGGCCGGTCGGCGATCTCGCACAGCGGGCAGTTCTGCCCACGGTGGGCGAGGCACGTGTAGGCCCGCTTCACGGCCTTGCGCTCGATGACACGATCCACCCAATGCCGGGAGTAGCTGGCGAAGGGCTCGGGGTCGAGGAACAGGATCACCGACGGGCTCGTGCCCGGCGAGAACTTGTTGGCGAAGCTGGACGTGGAGTCCATGACCTGCTGGGCCGACCCCCACCCGGCGGCGACCGGCGGGCGGTACGCCTGGGGCGTCTGGGGGGCCGGAGGCTGGACCGGCATCGGACCGGGGGCCTGCTGCGGGTAGCCCTGGGGCATCTGCGTCGGCTGGACCGGCGCCACCGGAAGCGGCTGCTGGTACTGCGGCTGCTGGACCTCGGGGTAGTACGGCTGAGGCACCACCGGCTGCTGGTAGGGCGCCTCGGGCTGCTGGTACACCGGCTGCTGAGGCGGCGCCTGGTAGGTGTCGGCGGGGTTGTACTGCGGCTGCTGGGCCGGGGGCTGCCACGCCTGCTGCGGGGCGGCCTGCATCGGGTCCTGCCAGCCGGGGGAACCAGCGGGCTCACCGTAGGGGACCGGGACCTGCATCGGAGCGGCCAGCTGGCCCTGATCGAAGGTCATCGGACCGGGAGCCGGTGGGATCGCCTGCTGCGGGAGCGGGGCGGGGCCGGGGAGCGGTGCCGGGCCGGGCAGGGGGGCCGGACCGGGGAGCGGTGCGGCGGCCTGCATCGGCTGCTGGAGCTGCGACGCCTGGACGGCGCCCGGGATCGGGACGGGAGCCTGCTGGGGCACCTGCGGGAAGGGCTGCTGGGGGTACTGCTGGGTGTCACTCATGAAGGTGTTCCTTGTTGTGGTTGTGGTTGATGGACCTGCTGCCGGAGTGACTCATACAGGGTATAGACCCTCTCGGCGAACCTTGTGGTGGGGGGAGCCCCCGCCTTGTCGGAGGGTGTCGGGAAGATGACACCCTCTTCGGTGGCGATCTGGATGATGCCCTCGATCTGTGCCCGGAGGTAGAGGCGGCGGCCCTTGGCCGTCTTGCCAAGCGTCGTCAGCGGGGCACGGGACGGCATGGCCGAGCGGAACGGAGTGCCGGGCAGGAGCCCCTTGGTCTCCCACCCACGGATCGTGACCGGCTGGCGACCAAGAGCGATGGCCAGCGCACCGACCTGGAAGAACTCGTACTCGATGCCGTTGACGGAGCGCATCAGCGGATGCGAGTCCCAGAGCACCTCGTCGGAGGCGGGCGCTGGAGCGTCGGGCTGGCGATTGACGGGCGGGCGGCTGCCGGGGAAGGCATCCGTGTGGACGAACTGGTGGCCGGAGCCCGGTTCCACGAGGTCGCCGAACTGGCTCCAGGGGTCGGGGTTGCTCATTGATCCTCCAGAACCATGGCGAAGATCTCCTTGTAGGCGAAGCACTCCCTGAGCTGCTCGTCGGTGAGACGCCCAGCGAAGTTGAGGGCGTAGAGCTTGCCCTCGTCCAGCTCGATCTCGTCGTGAGCTGGGACGTGAGTCGTGGTGTACACCTCGTCGGTCTGGATACCGGCATCAGCCAGGATGCGGTCCACGGCGTCTGGCTTCACGGTAACCGAGACCCGGCGTTGGCGAGTGAAGCCGGTGATCGGCTTGCGGGCCTTGCCCGTCTTCGGGTCCGGCGGGCGCTCAATGGGCTCGGGCAGCATGATGGTGCGGGAGCCCTTCTCGTCCACGGTGTAGGCGGTGGGGTCAGCGGCGAGAATCTCGTTGAAGATCTCCTCCTTCATCCGCCCTTCCTGGGCGTCGGCCTGCTCCCGGATGCCTCGTGACTGGAGGTAGAGCCGGAAGCGGGCAAGGATGCGCTCGGAAGTGGCCATCGGACGGAGGGCGGGGTCCTCGTGCTCGACCGGGGCCTGCGGTACCTGGGCGGCACTCGCCTGCTCAAGGTGGGCGACCACCTGTTCCTTCTCGGCCCGGGTCACGGCGAGTTGGCCACGGTACAGCGGGGCTCGGCAGTAGCAGAACACCGTGGTGCCGTCGGTCTTCCACACACCATGGTCGATGTGGTCCCGGAGGGTCAGCTGCTCGGTCATTCCTGCCACGACCCGTGGATCGCCGAGGAGTCGAACAGTGCGTTGCGCCGGGCAGCGAACTGGCGGTTGGCTCGGAAACGGATGAAGTGCTCGGCCACGTAGGCGGCGGCGATGGTGAGCAGTATCTTCTTCATGGGCAGGTAGTCGATCACGGATTAGTTGCTATGTCAAGTCGGAGTGAGACACTAGACCTACAGGAGGGGTGCTTCCATGAAATCACGTAGGGATGACAGTGAAAGCTCCAGGCCCCCCTTGGCGTCGATGTTGCGGCCATCCACCCAGGCATCGCCGATGGCTTTCTTCTGCTCCAGCATCATCTTCTGGTAGTGGTCGATGGTCCCGAAGCCGTAGAGGTAGCTGATGAGGATCGTCGGCGCCACCGTAGACGTTCGGTCGATACGGGCTACCCGCTGGCCGAGCGTGCCCGCTGACCACGGGAAGTCGTAGCTGATGAGGTGGGTGCCTCGGTCGAGGTTCACGCCGTATGCCCCGGCGTCGGAGCTGACGAACACCTTCACGCCGGGGTTGGTGTTGAAGTTCTCGATGGCCTGCTGGCGGTTCTTCGGCGTGGTCGAGCCGGTCATGGAGACACACCCGAGGCCGAGGTCACGTGCCTCCTCCTGGATCATCCGCACCATGGACTTGAACACCGAGTAGATGACCACCTTGGACTCGGGCTCCTCCTCGAAGATCATCTTGAGCTGGGCCACGAGAGCGTCGAGCTTGGCCGAAGAGTCCGGGAGGTGGTCGAGGAGCCCGGCAGCGGCCATCTCAGCGGCGTAGGCCGAGCCCGATGCCGTCTTCGGGTCGTCGTAGTCCTGGGCGCTGGCGCTGAGCAGCTGCGGGTGTGAGCAGAGCAGGCGCATGGCGGTGATGCGGGCCATGACCAGGCCCTTGAGCTTGTTGTTGTCGGCGTTGCCCCCACCTCCGTAGTGCGACTCCACGTCGAAGCCGCTGACGCCACCGGCCATTGCCTGGTCGATGGTGTCACAGAGGTCCTCTCGGATGTGGTCGTAGAGCTTGGCCTGCTGGCCCGTCATGTGGACCGGGATGTCGGTCTCGATGCGCTGGGGTAGGTACTCGGCGATGTCGGCACGGCTCCGGCGGAACATGGCGTCGCCGAGGGTCTGCCGGAGGAGCGGGAGGTTGCGGTGGCCCACGGTCTTGCCCCAGGGCGTGCGCACCAGGAAGGTCCGGTCGAAGTGCTCGGGGTCGCCAAGCACCGTCGGGTCCACGAACTGCATGATGGAGTACAACTCCTCCGGACGGTTCTCGATCGGCTGACCTGATAGCCCGTATCGGTAACGGGCGTAGTGACCGAGCATCTTGAGCCGCTTGGACCGCTTGGCGTTGAGCCCCTTGATGAAGGTCACCTCGTCGGCCACGATGAAGTCTATAGGGAGATACTGCTTGATCAGGTCCCAATCGTGGACGAGGGCGTCGTAGTTGAGGATGGTGTACCTGTAGTTGTGCGCCTCCTCGTACTGCTGGGTGCGCTTCTTCTTCGTTCCGTCGATGACGATGGCATGGTTGGCGTCGTCCCACTTGGCCAGCTCGGCGTCCCGCCACTGGAACTTCAGCGAGCTGGGGCAGAAGATGGCGCCGCCCTGCACCGAGCCCTCCTCGGCCAGGATCCGGATGGTCTCGATGACCGTGCGGGTCTTCCCGGCACCCTGCACGAGGGCGAGCAGGAGCGACCGTCGGCAGAGCGCCTCATCGACGGCAATTTCTTGATATGGCCGGAGCGGGAGGTGGCTATGCGTCCCCACGGATCCCCAAGCTCCGGCGGAACGCCTGGTAGAGGGCGTAGTCGTCGGCCACATCGCCCGGGTCCTTCGCCACGTTGCCTTCTCGGTCACGCAGGCCGGTGTAGTCGAACACCATGGCGGGGCAGCCCCGGCGCCGGAGGCGGGCCATGATCGGCTCCAGGGCCTCCCGGCCTGCCTTGTCGATGGCGGGGTTGTCCACAGCCACGATCACGACGGTGAAGTTCCGGGACAGCAGGTCGAGCTGGGCATCGCTGATGTAGACACCGAACGACGCCACGGCCCAGACGCCAGCGCACCACAGACGCACCACGTCGAGCGGCGACTCCACGACCATGATGATCTTGACCGACGGTGGCACGAGGTGGAGGCCGAACAGGGTCGTGCTCTTCTCCAACTCCTTCGGGAAGTTGTCCGGGCGCTGGCCGGTGGCTCGGTACTGGACGCCCATCAGCTCGCCGAGCGGACTCATAATGGGTATCACCCACCTCTTGCCGTCGAAGTCCCAATGCAGGTCGTAGAGCGTTGCGGCCTCGGGCCGGATGAACCGGAAGGCCAGCATGTTCTCGGGCATCGGCGGGAAGCTCCGGAGCCACGGCATGTCCATGATCATCGGGCTGGTCTGGGTGTAGACCGTCTCCTCCCGGGTGACCCTAGCCAGGCTCGCCTCGATCGACTGCTTGGCCAGCTCGGTCTCCAGGTCCTCAGGAACAGGCTCGCCGACGGCCCGGTACACATCGCCCAGGCCGCCCTTGAAGCCACAGGAGAAGCAGATGTGGGCGCCGGTCTCCCGGTTGATCGACCAGGACGGGTGTGTGTCCCTCTTGCCGGTGCGGGCCTCGTGAGCCGGGCAGAGCCCGGTGATCTCCCGGGCGTTTACTCGAAGGTCTTCGATGCCTAGGTCTTCTAGTACGGGAAGTAGATCCAGCATCAGGGGCTCATCTGGAACGACTGGTTGGAGTTCGCACCTCCGGCCGGTGCGTTCGGGTCGGAGTTGGCCAACATGATCTCGGCCTCGGCGTCGGTGACGTGGCGGATGGAGCCCTTCGTCCAGTCCACCTCGATGTAGAAGTCGGCCTTCATGACGTTACGACCGGCGATGACGCTGAACTTCGACAGGATGAGGCCGTCCTTGCGCTGGAGCAGCTTCTCGGCCCCCAGCAGCACATCGGAGTCCTGGGCGAACGACTGTGAGTACATCGCCGTGCTCATGTTCACGCCGCCCTTGGCCCGGAACTGCGAGCCCTGGGTGGTGAGGATGACGGGGATGCCCTCGGCCTGCGCCATGCGCTTCAGCGCCCGGGTGATGTTGGTCAGCGCCTGGCTGGAGCCCTTGGCCTCGCCTTCCTCGTCGTCCATGAGGTAGGCGCCGTCAACGAACACGACCCGTGGCTTGTACTGGCGGATCTTCGCCTGGACGGCGCTCACGGTGGTGACCGAGCTGGTGTCGGCCACGAGAGTGAGACCCTCATGGGAGTACTGGCGGATCTGGTGCTCTCGGCTGATGATGTCGATCTCCCGCTGGGTGATCGTGCCGTCGAGGATGGCGTTGTAGTCCACGCCGGAGACCATGCTGACGAGGCGGTCTTCCTGCTCGGCGGCGCTCATCTCGAAGGTGAAGAACATGGCCCGGCGGCCGACAGAGCGCACGTGCAGCGCCGAGTAGAGCGCCAGCGTGCTCTTGCCCGTCTTGGGCACGGCGACGATGGAGATCAGCTGGCCGTCCTGGTAGCCGCCCGTGATCTTGTCGAGGATGTCGAAGCCGGTCTCCACGCCCCGGATGCCGGGGTTGTTCATCCGGTCGATGAGGCGATCCAGGGTGTTCTCCTGGAACATCGTGAAGTAGTCCACGTCCTTGCCCTCGGGGACCTCCTGCCAGGCAGACTGGAGCCCGAGACGCAGCGTGTCGGCGAAGCGGCGCCCCTTGTCGGGACCCTCGTCGTCCAGGATCTTCATCGCCTCCTGGGTGGCGGCGAGGGATATCCGCATGCGCTTCCGGTCACGCAGCTCATCGAGGTAGTACTTCAGGGGCTCGGGGTAGGCGTAGACCGTGAAGGTCGGGTAGGCCCGGTTGACCGAGGAGATGTCGGGGACCGAGCCGTGGTCCTTCCAGTGTTCGATGACCATCGTCCAGACCCGCAGGTTGGCCGGGTCCTCGAAGTACTCGTCACCGATGTGCATGTCGATGGCGGTAGCGATATCCCTATCAGTGATGATGCGGCAGAGGGCGCCGTGCTCGATGTCCAGCGCCATCAGAACACCCCGCCGACGACGGCGTAGCCACGCTGTCCGTAGCGCATGATCCGCTGGGGGCTGGCCTCGTAGATCGTCTGGATGTCCTGACGCCAGGCCAGGCTCGTGCAGAAGGTGTCGAAGTTGTAGGACTCCACGCCCGACACGCCCACGTCGTAGCGCTGGAACCACTCGGCTGCCGCCTCGGCGACGGCTTCGCCCATGAAGGTCACCACGTCGATGAACATGCTGAGGCGGTAGATCTTGTCCTGGACGCTCTTCACCGCCGCCTCAGACCAGTGCCAGTTGTCGGGCTCGTCCAGCACCTCCACCGGGATCCGGAGGCCCCGGCGCTTCTCCCGGTAGGTGGGCACGCAGAGCAGGCCCTCCAGCACCACGATGGAACGAGCGCCGCCGTACGTTGCGAGGTCGCCGCCTTCCATCATGCCCCCAGGAGTGGGAGGTCGATGATCGTGGCGTACTCCGTGAGGAGCCGACCGAGCATGGAGTTGTGCGGGGGGAGCCGCCGGGCGCAGAGCACGGTCACGAGGCCCAGGTCGAGCCGCTGCTTGATGAGCTTGTCCAGCTCCAGCTGCTTGAAGTCGGGCAGGTCCCAATAGAAAAGTTCATCAATGACGAGGGGCTCGATCATCGTGAGCTTCAGGAAGGCTTCCTCGTAGACCCGAAACTCCTCCCAGAGCATGTCGTTGCGGGTGTCGTTGACCAGCATGCGCTCGTACCAGCGCTTGCGGTCCAGATCCTCGACGTAGCGTGACTCACTCCAGTAGCCCATGCGGTGGGCGCCGCAGAGCATGGCGGCGTACACGCCGAGCCAGGTTTTGCCGGACTTGTACTCGCCGTGGAGATATAGACACCGTGAGTCGTCGTCCTCGGCCCACTGCTTCATCCGCTCGGGCATGTGGATCCCCCGGTGCGGGAGCTTGGAGCCGCTGAGGTGGAACACCCGAGGGTCTCCAGGCATCGTGGCCGTCTCACGCACCACGGTGCTGATCGGCTTGCCGATGTCGGTGACCGGCCGGAGGTGGGTGACCGGCCGGAGGTGGGGAATCTCGTCGTCGCTCATTGGGCCGCCCGGAACTGCTCAGGGATATACACATCGACGGGCGTCGCCTCTTCGGCGGCCCGGCGAGCACGATACGCCTCCTGCTGGGCTCGGAACGCATCGGCCGTCTCGTCCACGGGAGCCGCAGCGGCCTGAGCACGGCGCAGCTTCTCGAAGTCCTTGGCCATGTACCGGAAGACGGGCATCCGCTCGCCAGGCTGAGAGATCTCTCCGGTGGCCACCATCGAGCAGTAGGCGACGATGGCCTCGGCCGCCGCCTCCTCGGAGCCGCAGCGGGGGATCAGGTCCTGGTTCACCCAGGCGTGGAAGACGGCCTTCTGCGAGCCCGCCCACGGCTGGTACGGGAGCGAGAGCTTGTTGACGGCCGCACGGGTCTTGGCCCATTCGGCCTCGAACACCAGCCCGAGCCGGAAGGCGGGGGCGTGGGTCTTCTTCGGCTTCTGCACGTGGTCGTCGGGCTGTGACTCTGGGGCTCCCAGGTCCACGCCGTTCGTGGGTCGCTTCAACTCGTCCTCCTCGACGGTGACAGACAGTATCACACTCTTTGGTCGGCGGGGGCGAAGCCGCCGCACTTCTCTAGAAGTACTACTCTCTCCCTTACTATCTATGGTGCTCGTGGGGAACGAAATACCGGCCAAAAAGCCCGAGATTTCGGGGTTCTCACGGTGTAGCAACAAAGTTGCGAGCGTGCCATTATGGCACTCTGAGAATGCCAATTTGGCACTCTCACCGCTGAAGATTTCGTGGGCCAGCTTGTCATCCAGCACCAGAATATCAACAACACAAGCAAATGTGACACGGTAGATCGGGTACTCGCCGGGCTTCTTCATGGACGCCACGGGGCGCACCTCGGAGGTCATCACGCCCGCCTCGTGGAGCACGCTCAGGTGCCGGTGGAGCGACCTGAGTGACACACCGAAGCGGTCGGCCCAATCGCTCATGCTCTTCGTCTGGACCCAGGCCCAGGGCTCGGCGGGGTGGCTCCGGCGAATGATCTCAGCCAGGAGGGGGCCTGCTGGCCCGAGCCCGTTGTTCTTGGCCCAGCGCTGTGCGTTGTTCGCTGCGGTGGTCCGGTATCGGTAGAAGTCGTTGCGCATCTCATCCAGAGGGTGTTGCGCTGCGTGGTAGATACCGTCTATGTTGGAGGGCGTACGCAGCGGGTGTTGGTTGTGTCGGTCCTTGCTCGGTGTTGATGTTGGTGGTGATCCTCCTTCGTTGGCCGGTTGTGGTGACCTGACGGGACGGACCATACAGCCAACACCCCTGCGGTGTCTACCAAGGCAGAGGAACTCTCGGTGATCCATCTCGTGCTCGTAGCTCTAGCTGTCCACCTCGTCTCGACGGTGTTGACCATGCAGCCGATCACGATCACCCTGCCTCGCTGGGCCTGGCATGCTCTGTGGGGCGCTGTGTGTGTCACACTTGAGTGTGTTACTCTTGGCGCCGACCGCTGGCTCCAGGGCCTGGCTGCCGGAGGGATCGCTCTCCTGCTGAGCCGTCTCGATGATTTCCTCGTGACAGCAGCTGACCTGGCGCTGCTGCGTCTCAAGCGTGCAGCCTTCGAGCTGCGTACCAAACCACCAACCCCATAGGAGTATCACATCATGGCAATCATGCACTTCGTCGCCGGTACCGGCACGATGCCCAAGGCCGAGGTCAAGGCGGTGCTCAACGATCTCTGGGTCGCCGAGGACAACCTCACCCCCACTGGCCAGCCGGTCGGTATCTACTTCGTCCTGGAGGCGCAGGTCGATCCGGGCGAGGGCCACCAGTCCATCGTGGAGTGGATGCACGAGCAGGGCCTGACCTACTACGTGATCTCGCCCCCCGGCCAGGCTCCCCACGTGCTGTACAACGGCGCCGCCCAGGTCATGGACGGCGCTGCGATCTCGCCCTTCATCTACGCCCAGAGCGCCGTGGCGCAGGGCATGCCGGTGAACCTGCTGGCGCTGTTCGTGGACCCCTCCAACGAGAACCCGCTGGACGCCCAGCTGGTGCAGACGGTGGAGTCCTTCACCGATGCGGGCTACCCCGCCAAGGCCATGAACGCCCAGATGTGGGACCTGGCCATGACCCAGCCGCAGGAGGCCGTGGTGGACCCGGCGCAGACCGCCGTCGCCCAGCTTCCGCAGGCAGCGCCCGTCGCCCCCGCTCCGGCGCCCGCCGCCCCGGCGATGCCTGCTCCCGTCGATCAGACGGCCCTCCCGGCCGGTCCCGTCGGCCAGGTCCAGGCGCCCGCCTTCATCCAGAACGGCCCGCCGGAGCAGCTGGCGCCCGTCGCACCGGCACCGCTCGACCCGGCGCAGCAGGCCCAGGCCGACGCCTACCAGCAGCAGCTGGCCGCCATCGCTGCCCAGGAGGCACAGCTCCCGGCGGCACCGAACCCGCCCTCGGTCGAGGCACCGGCCAACCCGAGCCCGGCACCCGCTCCGGCCCCGGCCGGTGGTGTGCGCTGGCCCACCGACGGCGAGCTGGACGAGATGACCATCGCCGACAAGCGCACGCTGGGCAAGGACCTCTTCTCGAAGGGGCTCATCCCGGCGCCGGTCGCCGACGACGGCCGGTCCCCCAGCTGGAAGGCAGGCGACCCGATCGTCACGGCCATCAAGCTCGGCCGGGCCAACGCCATCGGCACGCCCGCTCCGGAGCCCCAGGCGCCGCCGGTCGCCGTCGTGGAGCCCCCGGCCACGGCCATCCCCGGTGCGATGTCGCCGGAGGAGCACGCCGCACGGGTGGCCGCCATCCCGCCGATGAACCCGGCCTACCAGCAGATGCCGGTGCAGACGCCCGGACCCATGCCACCCGGCGCTCCGGTGACCGAGGGCTCGGCCCTGCCGGTCGCCCCGGGCCAGGTGGTCAGCGGCCCCGCCGACTACCAGGCGGCCATGACCGCATCGGCCGGTGAGGAGGAGATGTCGGCCGACGCTCTGCCGCCGGGCGATCCCCAGACGCTGGGCCAGCTCTCGCCGGAGGAGTTTGCCGACCAGGCCCAGGGCATCGTGGACGCCGGGCACCGCCGCCGGGCGACCGCCCTGCTGGAGCGCAACCTCAGCCACCACACCCCGGTGCCCGAGGACATCGAGGCCATCGAGCTGATCCGCCAGCACGGCATCGAGTACGGCAAGGCCGTCATCGAGCTGGTGGAGCACAAGTGCCCCGAGCTGGAGGTGTTCCTCACCAAGCTCCAGGAGGCCACCTTCTGGGCAGTGGCGGGCGTCGCTCGCTACTCTGGCACCGAGGCCGTGCCGGACACGACCTACGCCTCGCAGTCCCCGGCCTACCCGAACCTCCCGCAGGTCTGATCGGCCGACAACAGAACGCCAGGGCATGCCGAGCGCCTGGACAGGAAGGCCCGTCGGGTGGTGACGCATCACTTCCCCGGCGGGCCTTCTGCTTGATACCCATATCACAAGAAAGAGGTACACCATCATGAAGACGTTCACCCCCGAAGAGATCGCCAAGGTCACCCACCAGGCCAACCAGGCATTGCGGGAGATCCTCGGCGAGGAGGGCGACAACCCGAGCTGGGAGGACGCCAGCTACGACCAGCGTGAGTCGGTGCGCATCGGCGTCGTCGGCATCATGGAGGGCAACACGCCCGAGCAGAGCCACCAGCTCTGGCTCGACACCAAGGCCGCCCAGGGTTGGGGCTACGGCAAGGTGAAGGACGAGGCGGCGAAGACGCACCCGTGCTTCCTGCCCTACGAGGAACTGCCGCCGGAGCAGAAGCTGAAGGACCACCTGTTCTCGGCGATCATCAAGACGTTCGTCGGGTTCGAGTACGCACACGAGCACGGCGGGGTGTAGCTTCCCTCGGTGCTAGCCGTCCACACGGGTCGAGCCCTCGCTTCGGCTGGGGCTCTTCTCGTTACCCGATGAGGCCGTTGTCCACGACGCCGGAGGAGCGCCAGTTGGCGTTGCTGAACAGCGTGCCGTAGTGGTCGCCGGTCGAGACCGGGAACACCTCGCCACCCGTGTCGTAGGTGTCCTGGAACGAGTCCACCGGACCGAGGGACACCATCGTCATCGACATCTGCTGGAGGGAGGCGATGAAGTGGGCGGGGTTCTCGTCGTCGGCGCTCGTGAGCGTGGGGGTGAGCACGCCGTCGGCGAAGCTGTAGGTCAGGGCCTGCTGCTCGGAGGCGCCGAAGTACTCGAAGCGCCAGCGCAGCTCGTCGTTGGGCGCCATCATCACCAGCTCGGTGTCCTTCAGCACGAAGGGGTACTTGCCAGCCGTCGGGCTGATGCCGGTGTCGAAGGGGTAGGCCGACTGGCGCACCGAGGCGCTCGGCCAGCTCTGGCCACGGTAGAAGCTCACCGAGCCCGACATCGAGTGGCTGGTGAACCCCCGGAGGCTCCACTGCACCATGAACATGCGGGAGAGCCCGTCGGCGGGGGCGATGTACTTCCAGCCCGCCAGGTCCGTCGTCGGCCGCAGGAGCGCCGTGATGCGGCTGAAGCGGGACGCCTGGGAGCCGATGAGCTTGCTCCGGATCCAGAACCAGTCCGGGGCGTCGGTCTCGGCACGGGCGGGCCAGTCGGGGTCCTTGAAGGTCCACGTCGTGTCCCGGTCGAAGGGGATGCCGTCGGTGGTGTCCTCGGTGACACCCTGGAACGACTCGATGCCGACCGACGGACGGAAGGTGTCCACGATGTCGCCGATGTCGGAGGGCTCGATGGCGCCCTCGTCCTGGTCGTTGCCGAACTTGGCCTTCAGCTGGGCGGTAGTACGGTCGGGCATCAGATCTCCTCGATCTCGGTGACGGGCGTGCTGCTCACGTCCTTGACGGGGATGAACAGCTCCCCTGGCCAACAGGGTAGACGGATGCCGTACACCTCGTCCCACTGCGGGATCACGTCGGCTCCCTCGGGCACGTAGCCCCAGGCGGCGCCGCCGACACGACGGAGCATCGTCAGGTCGGTGAGGTCGAGCTGGCCGAGCAGCTCCGGCACGAGCCCGCCGGGCGTCCCGGAGTCGGGGATGAGGTGTGTCACACCCAGCGTGGCGCCAGCGAGGCCGGTGGCCAGGAGCTTGTCCCGTGCCTCCTGCACCGAGGCGTTCTCGTCAATGATGATCGTCGGCGAGCTGACGGCCCCGTACGGAGCGAGGTCGAAGACGGCGCCGTCCTTGGCCACCTCCTCGGTGTACCCGAACAGGTAGGCGTCCTGGTTGCGGCGGTCGTTGTAGTAGAGGGAGTAGCTCCGGTTGCGGAGGTTCATCAGCGGGTCGGGGGCGTTGGGCACGATGGCCCCGGTGTCGCCCCACGAGCCGTACCAGCTGAAGTCGCCCTGCATGCCGGTGTGCCAGTCACCGTCGAAGAAGCCGAGCTGGGCGGCGTTGTTGTCCACGAGCACGTTGTCCACCCACATCTCCTCGCCCAGGAACTCCAGGCGGAAGCACGCCTCCTCGGCACGATCCGGGAGCTGCACGAGGTGCCGGAGCGGGTGGAACACGGCGTCCGAGCTGACGCTGACCCAGGGACCGTGGGTGTAGCTCGGCACCAGCTTGGCGGGGTCCCAGGTCACGAGGCCGATGCGGGCGAGCCCGACGCCAGCCACCTGGGCCTCCAGCGACATGAAGCGGTCCTGGCTGACCGCCGTCGGGAACATGTTCGACTCCAGGATGACCCGGTTCATCGTGACGGCCCCGATACCCCCTACCGCAGGGAGATACTCGTAGGGGTCGCCGCCCGTGATGTGGCCTGCCTTGGGCCGGGCGCCAGAGCCCAGCGGGCGGGGGCCGGGCACGCCGACGGTGCCGCTGTTCACGATGTCTATGTCGCCGTTGGTGCGCCAGCCGAAGGCAGCGAGGGGGACCGTGGAGAGGAACTCCATCGTCAGGATCTCGGTGACCTTGTTCTCGTTGCCCGGCGTGGTGGGATTCGGCAGGCCGGTGAAGCTCAGGGGCTCGGTGCCGAACTGCACGAGGTAGTTCGAGGCCGACGACGGCACCCAGCGCCCGGCGATCTGCATCACGAACCGGCCGTTGACGTGCTCGCCTGCCTCGGGGATGAGGGGGTTCGAGACCACCGTGGTGCCGCCGAGCTGGTTGGTGTCGAAGCCGACGGCCACGATGCCGGTGTTGAACTCGGCGCCCGCCACGATGACGAGTGACTCCTCACTGGTGAGGTCCACGCCCGAGATGCCGTAGAGCACGGCGTTGAAGGTGCCGATGGCCCGGGTCCCGGCCAGGGCGCCGGTCTTGTCGAGCCCTGCAGCGATCGAGCTGATCTCCACCGACGTGGGCTCGACGGTCGTGATGGCCACGAGCCAGCCGTCGGAGCGCAGCGTGAACCAGGGGTCGGGGAGGATGTCGTACACCTTGGGGTCGGCCCCGGCAGCGTCGAACACGAAGACCCAGACCTTCACGTCAGGGTCGCTCGGGGCGCCCGGCAGGCCGAAGGTTCCAGAGCCGAAGGTCCCGGTGCCGAAGGTGCCAGCGGCCAGCCCGATGGTCACGTCCATGTCGCCCTCGGCGTCGCCGGACAGCTCGTAGAGCTTGCTGTAGGTGACACCGTTCAGCAGGCCGTTGACATCGACCTCGAAGCTCGGGTTGGCCACCATGTTGACCCGCTGGGGCAGCAGCCACGAGTGAGCGCAGCGAGAGGGCTCCCACTCGGTCTGCGGGACGCTCATGTTGATGGTGCCGGGTGCGATGTCGGTCATATGTCAGCCACCTCCCAGGCGAAGAAGAGCAGCGACGCCAGGTCAGCTGTGTGGTCAGCGTCGGCCATGAGGAGCACGGGGGCGTCGAGCCGGACCATCGAGAGCACCGGGCGGTACTTGCCGCCGAGCGTGCCGTTGAACCAGAAGGCCATGGCGATGATCGGCACCGCCGTCGGCGCTCCCGTGCTCGTGACCAGGAACGGGTCGGCGAGCTGCACGAAGTTCTGCGAGTCCGTGGAGCCCACGTAGTAGGGCGCCAGGGCTGCCGTGGCGGCGTACACGAGGTCACCGCCGGAGAAGGCCCCCGGAGGCTGCCAGTGCGGGCTCGTGAGCAGCTCGGACAGCTCGGAGATGGTGGCCCAGCCGGTGTCGGTCGAGTCGTCCTCCAGGTGCGGTGCTCGCACGAAGAAGGTGACACCGATCTGCGGGAGCGGAAGGTCGTCCTCTGCGGGGGCAGGGAGGATGTCGATGTTGTCCTTGAGCCAGTTGCTGAAGATCGTCGTTGCCATGGCCTACGCCCCCGAGGGGTCTCCCAGCACCTTGTCGCCGCCCAGGAGGTGGTCTCCCGGCCCCTGGGGATCGTGGCCCAGGCGGAAGAAGATATCAGGCCCGTAGCTCACGATGCGGCCCGCCTCGTTCTCGGGGCTCACCATGACGGCGGCGATGAAGCGGGCCGAGATGTCGGCGGCGTCGAACTCGATGACGGGGCAGGCGAACTCGGCGCCCGACGGCGCCTGGAACGTACCGATGACATACTCCCACGTGTTCGCCGTGGCGATCGTGGGCGTGTAGGTCGTCACGGTCAGGGCGAGCGGGTCTATGGTGCGGTAGCCGAGGAACCGGCGGCTGAAGGCGTCGCTGAACGCCTCGTTGCCCTTCACCGAGCCACGGGAGTACCAGGCGAACCCGAAGCGCACGTTCGACTCGTCGTCCGTCACGGCCACGGGGTCCCCGGTGAACTGGTCGGGGCGCATGCCGGAGCGGGCGAAGTAGAACGAGAGGTAGTACCTCTTGCCACCGACGATCGGTACGCCGTAGAGGGTCGGGTTCTGCTCGATCTTCTTGTAGGAGTCCACATCCTTCTGCACGAGCTTGGTGCCGATGCCGCAGGTCGTGGCCAGGCGGCTGGTGATCTCCCCTCGGCTGTTGGTCTTCCAGGCAGCGCCGTCCCATACCGGCGCCAGCCGCATCACGCCACGGCCGAGCTTGAGCTTGGGCGTGCGGGTCTCCACGACTGGCGGGTTGATCTCGGAGGTGAGACTGATATCGGTATCGAGCGTCCGTACGAAGTCGATGGCCGGTCCGTGCAGCTGGCCCAGCAGCTCGGCGACGTTGGCCGCCGGAGTGGCCCAATGGCCCGTGGCGTTCAGGAACTCGGAGTCGTCGCTGACCAGTAGCTCGTTGCGGCCCGGCGTCACGACGGTGACGTACTGGCTGGCGGTCTCGATGAACGCCTCCAGGCCGGGCACGGTGCCACGCAGCCGGGCCAGCTCGTTGGCTCGGGCCGTCACTCGCCGGAAGCGCACGTCCCCGAGGGCCGAGCTGGGCTTGATGCCGAAGTTCTGCTCACCGAGCGCACGGTAGAGCTGCATCGGCGCCCGGTCGGCCGAGTAGATGTCCTCGATGCCCTCGGCCTCGGTGCGGATGAAGTCGAGGTTGTACCCCATCATCGACAGGAGACGCCGGAGCGGGCTCAGGCCGACGCCGCTGTAGGAGTCACCGTCCACCCAGCGGTAGTAGGGCGGGATCATGTCCCAGAGGATCTGGTCGTGGTGGTAGTTGATCGGCACGAGGCAGTGGGTCCGCTTCACCAGCTGCCAGTCGTAGGGGTTCGTCTTCACGAAGAAGGAGTAGTAGTACCACCGGCCGGGCTGAAGGTTGGCGTCGATGGTGCCCCAGAGCTTGAGGTTGATGTCGGTGTCGTAGACCGGATCGACCTCGTTGCGTCGGCGCATGACCACGGGCGTGCCGTCGTTGGGCGTGGCAGGGAAGCCGTAACCGGAGCGTGTCACACACATCCAGCTGAACTTCGGCAGGTCGGCCGTGTCCACTCCCCAGCGCAGCGCCAGCGAGCCCAGCTGATCGGGCTGGTGGGCCATAGCGTTGACCTCCAGCAGAGCCTCGCTGGCGTCCACCACGGAGGCCGGGACCGGCGGGAAGCGCAGGTACGCCGGGTAGGTCTGATACACCACGTCGCCAGGGGGGATCCATAGCGAGTCGGGGTTGGCGTCTAGGAACGCCTGGCGCTCTGGTGGGTACTCACCACGTACCTGATCTCCACCCCACGGCTCATCAGGCGTACCCCACTGGTAGTCCTCGGGGCTGCTCATGTCGTAGAGGTCCCTGAAGGGCGCCGGACGGTGAAGGCTGGGCGGCGTGGGTCGAGCGGGACGTGCTGGAGCCGGAGCGGGATCTCGTTGGGCTCGGCGGGCAGTGCCAGGGCCTCCCGGTAGACACGCAGGAGCTTGGACGCCGTGGCCTGAAGCCCGTGTGAGTCGGTGACCGTGACGCTGATGGAGTACACCCCGGCGACCGTGTACTGGTGCTGGCGGAAGGTGGTGACCGTGGTGTCCACCGGGGAGCCGTCACCCCAGCTGAAGACGTAGTTGATCAGGGTGGCGCCGTCGCTGAAGACGGGCGTCGCCGTGGCGACCACCAGGGCGGGCTCGGCGGGGTACGCCGTCACCGAGTCGTGGTCGAGGGAGATGGAGACACTCGGCGAGGCCATCAGGTCACCAGACCGCCGTAGCCGGTCACGGAGAGGCCCTGCTCCTGGGTGACGAGGTTGCCGTCGAGGATCTCGGGACGGAGGCGGGGGATCTTCTTGCGGGGCGTGTGAACGTCGGACACGAGGCCCGAGGCGTTGGCCTCCACGGTGTTGCCGTGCATCTCGGTGAGCACCACGTAGTCCACACCCTCGACGCCCGTGGCCGCCCGGTACACCTGGCCGATGGAGATGCGCTGCCCGAAGTCCACGGCGTTGAAGTCCACGAGGGCGAGCACGGCGGTGCGCACCCGGTCCACGGTCTGGGCACGGTTGAATCCGGCGAGCACGTGAACGTCGAGGGAGATCACGATGTCCTCCCAGCCCTGGTTGTCCTTCTGCCACACGTCTTCCACGAAGACGTGGCTGCCAAGGAGCTTCTTGTCCTCCAGCGAGGCGCTGACGAGCGCACGCAGGCGGCCCATCTCGGTGAGCCCGTCGGTGAGGTCGCTGTCGCCGTCGGGGAGGATGCCCGAGTTGTTGGCGATGCGGACGTTCACCGAGCTGTAGACCTCGCCGTAGGCGATGGCCTTGCCGATGCCGGGGACCTGCATGGTGAGTGACACATAGTCGTTGAGCGTCACGGCACGGTGCTGGGTGTTGCTCGTGCGGGGGATGGAGAACCGCATGGTCTCCACGGACTCGGGGTCGGCGCCACCGAGCGGGTGGTCGTAGTTCGACACGCTGAGGGTGGCCGGGATCGAGCCGGTGAGGGCCGAAGGCTCCAGGGTGTTGATCTCGCCGGACGGGATCTCGTTGGCCTTGGCCCCGATGCCGTAGCGGTACGAGGCCCGGATCTCCACGTTGGTCGGCGGGATGCGCCCGGCGGCGTTGTCGCCGAAGATCACGTGGGTGAAGCCCTCGTCGTCCACGTAGGTCGAGAAGGCGCTCTGGGTGGGCCGAGCGAGCACGACGTTCTCGACGTAGCTCCAGTCCACCAGCTGCCCGGCTTCCAGGGTCTGGATGTCGACGGTGCGGTAGATGACACCCTTGTCGGGGAGGATGAACTCGGCGTTCGGGATCCCCTTGCTGAGCCCGAGGGAGGCACCGCTCACGGTGAGGCCCTCGGTGGCCAGGAGGGGGATGTCGGACTGGCCCGGGAACAGGGTCAGGTCCATGTCGGTCTCGAAGGTGGCCTGGATCTCGCCGGAGGTGCTGACCCGGGTCCCGGCGGGGATCGTGAAGATGGCTTCGTCGGCGCCCAGGGAGACCCGCAGGATGGCCGTGGCGGCCTGCTGGCCGATGGGCGTGTAGCCGAACTGGTCGGCGATGTAGAGCACGCTCCGGCGCAGCTGGGCGGTGCCGAGGAACGCCTCGGAGCCCACCCGGTCGATGTAGAAGTTCATCACGTCGCTGGCGTAGGCGAACAGCTCGATGAGCAGCGTGCCGAAGTCGCCGGGCTCGCCGAGTGTCAACCACTCCGGGAAGATGCCCTGCCCGATGCCGACCATCATGGCCCGGATGGCGTCGAAGTCCCGGGACGTGTAGTCGAGGACGATCTGGTTGGTGCTGGTGTCGTCAGCCACTGGTCTCTCCGTTCTGAACCACGACCGCCAGGGAATACTCGATCAGCCTCGTAGCGTAGAGCACGTCGATGAGCACGACGTTCCTGCCGTCGGAGTCGATGCCTCGGATGCTCAGCTCAGTGGGCTCGGTGATGAGTGTCACACTCTTGATCGTGGCCCGGGGCACGAGGATGCCCAGGCGCTCCTTGACCGTGGCCGCCACGTCGGCACGCACGAGCGAGTCGGCGCCGTCGAACAGCAGGCTCTGGATGTCGGCCCCGTAGTCGGGGCGCATGACCCGCTCCTTGGCGTTGGTCACGAGGGCGTCCACGATCTGCTGGCGCACGATCTGGCCGTAGTCCTGGGTCACGGGCACACGCCC